AAAGTTTATAGCCCTGGTATGGGGTTATGGTGTGGGTAATGATCAATCCATTTGTTCTAAATTTTTTTTGTGATCTCGTAGCAAGTAATTTCATCTATGCAATTACCAAATACACAAGATATAGGGATCAGGGAATACCAGAGCACAAGAATTTACTTGACAATACATAAGTGCCTCAATTATAGTGACTTCGTATAGTTATTTTAAATCAATAGAGGTTGTTATGGCAAAGTCCCCCAAACCTTCCAAGGAGAAAACTCAGAAGAAGCCACGGGTTTCAAGGCGAAACCTGTGGTTTTCCTATTTCACCGACTCAAGCAACAAGCGTACATTCCTTAATCGCAAAGAGTCAGTAAGGGCAGCGGGGTATAAAACAAAAAACGAAGAATCTCTGCGTGTTATGGGACACCAAAACTTTCTTAGGCTTACAGATAAAATAAATATATGGCTGGATGAAGTTGGTTTATCGGAAAATACGTTGAAAATGAAACTGGTTGGCCTGATGGATGCCAGGGAAACAAAGTTCCAGACCATGAAGGGCGCGGTTGATAAAGAGCAGTTGCCGGCGAATGTAAATATTTTAGCCACAACGGGGAAAATTGAGACCGACGAAGATGGTGAACATTACGGCAGCGGGGACACATTACTTGCGATTGAAGTGGATGCGATTGAAACTCAACGCCGGTCGCTAGATATGGCGATTAAGGTCAAGGGGGTTTATGCAGCTGAGAAGCGTGAACACACCGGACCTGACGGTGAGCCCCTACACGGAAACTGGACAATAAACGTGGTGATGGCCAAATGACCAACTGCCAGTTAGACATACCCGAAAAGATATACCCACTTTTAGCTAAAAAAAAGCGGTTTAAAATAGCTATCGGTGGTCGTGGGTCCGCCAAAAGTACGTCATTTGCTGATATATTTGCGTTTAAAGCACAGACAGAGGGTGCGAGAATTGGCTGTTTTCGTGAGTTCCAGAATAGTATTGAAGATTCTGTCCACTCGCTAATCAAAGAAGAAATCAATCGGATGGGTGTGCCGGGGTTTACGGTTAATAAAGCCAACATTGATCATGTGTCCGGCGGCAGGTTCCGGTTTAAGGGGTTATCCCGGTCGATTGATGCCGTTAAGTCGATGCACGGATTTAAATATTTCTGGACCGAGGAAGCCCAGTTTCTAAGTAAAGACTCCATTGAAATATTAATTCCGACAGTCAGGGAAAAAGACTCTGAGTTATGGTTTTCCGGCAATCCTATGGGTTCAGCAGATCCGTTCAGTCAGCGGTTTATAGTGCCGTTTCAAAAAGAATTAAAACGGGATGGATATTATGAGGATGATGATCACATTATTGTTTTTGTGAATCATTCAGACAATCCATGGTTCCCGGATGTTTTAGAGCGGGACCGCCGGCGGGATTTTAAAGAATTGGACCGGGCGCTTTATGACCATATCTGGGAAGGCGCGTTTAATGATTACGTCGAGGATTCGATCATTAAGGCGGAGTGGTTTGATGCGTGTGTTGATGCCCACGAAAAACTTGGGTTTAAGCCTAGGGGCGCGTTGATTGTATCGCACGATCCATCAGACGAGGGTGCAGATGATAAGGGGCTGGCTGTCCGGTACGGATCGGTCATATTAGATGCCCGGGCCCGGAGTTTTGGAGATGTGAACGAGGGGTGCGACTGGGCGTTGAATTGCGCGATAGAAAACCGGGCGGACGCTTTTGCTTGGGACTGTGATGGATTAGGTGTCTCTCTCCGCCGACAGGTTAATGAGTCGCTGAAAGGTAAGAAAGTCGAGCCAATGCAGTTCAGGGGATCAAACTCTCCTGATTATCCGGAAGGATTATATGAAACCCCACTCATCAGGCAGACCAAAGACCGATTGCGAAACAAAGATACGTTCCGGAACAAACGAGCGCAGTATTATTGGATGTTGCGAGATAGGGTCCACAACACATATCAGGCAGTCACCAAGGGCGAATACAAAAACCCTGACGATTTAATTTCATTCGCATCAACAATTCCAGAAATGCAGCAATTGCGTTCCGAGCTATGCCGGATACCCCGAAAATACAACTCAAATGGTTTAATACAAATAATGACCAAGCAGGACATGAAACGAGTCCTTAGAGTCGAATCACCGAACATTGCTGATGCGGTGATGATGAGTTTAGTATCTCCGGTTCCGATGATGTCGCAACAGGAGCAACCAATACCTGAACCAGAGGCAGCTTATTAATGGCGATCATTGATTACGAAACAAACCTGGACGTAAGGGACAATAATCAACGGTTTCACGAATATACCAAGATGGTCAGCCACTTCGGTTATTTGCCTGTGTACGGCGCAACATTACAGGACATCCGGCAGGGCAAGCTGATATTCGGCATCCTAATACAGCACTACCCGGGATATAAATGGGTTGTTGAGGTTAGAGACACGGTTATTTCGGTAGTTAACGAAACCCTGGCACCAGACTGGGGATTCCGCTTAAAAGAACATATGATAGATAATGACGGTAAGGTGGTCAGACAGTTCGGCGGTCAGTTATTAGAGCAATACGATATGAAGCGGCAAAAAGCTGATCACCGACGATTAGCCGAAACGCCGAAAGATTTACGGGGCAATATAGTGAGGGTAGGGTAAATGCTTAGAGATAAAGCACCGCTTGAGGGATCAGAATACGATTATGGGGGGGTTGGTTCATCTGATCAGGGAAAACCAGACTGGCTCGCATTGGCCCGGTCGTCGTATGAGGCGTCAACAGACTATCTAGACAAGACACACCGGACCCAGTTTGAAAGAAATATGTCCAATTTTCAGAGCAAGCATCCCGCAGGCTCAAAATATTACACAGATGCGTATAGAACCCGGTCGAAACTATTTAGACCTAAAACCCGTACAGCAATAAGGAAAAATGAAAGTTCGTTAGCCACAGCATTATTTGGCGCAGCAGAAGTAGTGGTTTTGGAAGCTGAAGACATGGACGATGCGCAGAAACGGCAGGACGCGGCTTATTGGCATGAAGTTCTTAATTACCGGTTAGACAAATCTATTCCGTGGTTTCAGACAGTCATGGGCGCATTCCAGGAGGCCCAGGTGTTCGGCATTGTATGTTCTAAGCAGTATTGGGAATACGAGGAAATAGAGGGTGAAAAGAAGATGGTTCCGAATCCCATCCATCCGGATCGGCCCATGCTGGACAATGATGGTGAACCTATACTCAGACCGGAAGCTAATGTAGAAAAAGATCGGCCCAAAGTCCGACTGATTGAGATTGAAAATATCCGATTCGATCCGGCATGTGATTGGACGGACCCGGTTAATTCTTCACCTTATATCATTGAGTGTATGCCGATGTATATCAGCGATGTTATAGAGCGGATGCAGTCGATTGATGATAAGACCGGAGCACCGGAATGGAAGTTTTATGATAAAGCAACAATTTACGCAGCTGGTCACAACACACAGCAGGCGGATGACACAACACGGCAGAAAAGGGAAGGGCAGAGCCATACACCGGAAGCAGACCACCATATTTCCGAGTTTGAAACGGTTTGGGTGCATGAGAATATTATCCGCTGGGAAGGCATTGATTACGTTTATTACACACTATCAACCAGAGAAATGCTGTCAGAACCTCAACCGCTGGACGAGGTTTATGAGCATGGTATTAGACCATATGTTATTGGTAAGAGCATTATCGAGGCACACAAGCCCATCCCAGTTGGCCCGGTAGAACTGAGTCAGACATTACAAGCCGAAGCCAATGATATTGTTAATCAACGTATGGATAATGTAAAACAGGTCCTCAATAAGCGCAAATATGTTGAGCGTGATTCCGACTGGGATTTAAACGCGTTGATGAAAAGCGTTCCCGGGGGGCTTGTCCTGGGCAGAAACATCAAAGACACAATCAAAGAAGAGGATGTGAAAGATGTAACTAGTTCATCTTATAGTGAACAAACCCGTCTCGACACTGATTTTGATGATATTGCAGGGGTTTTCAGCACGGGTTCAGTCCAGAACAACCGGCAATT